TCCAAAAGTTACAAGAAGTGGACTATTGAATGGATGAAGTCTTCCGATAGTCACTGGACGAAAGAAGATGTTGATTTTGTGAGGAGTTCTGATAAGAAGAACTTCAATCGCATTGGTCACTATTGTCGATTGATGACTAGGGGATGTCCTCCAGAAAACAACATGCTGAAGTCAATCAAGACTGACATCGAATCAATCATAGCAACTACGAAAGAGAAGAAGGCAAACTCACTTTCTGCTCCGCGTGTTTCGCCTATGGTTCGGTTGAAGGAATCTGTTGATAAACTTGCCTGTGATATGAATGTCACTATGGACTCGCTTCATTACTCGGTGATGGAAGGCGAAAAAAAGTTTGATCCAAAACTAACTGGATGGTTGTATGCGAATAAGGTCACTGCGAAACAAGCAGAGATGTTGTATCAGATGTATACTCCCGTCTTCGATGAAGTAACTGTTGCGATATCCGGTGAGGATGAGCAGTTGAATGAAGCATACGAGTATCTCGGTAAGAGACAACTACGCAGACTCCACAAGGGTATTGATGCTATTCTCACTACTCTAAAGGATCACTATCTCAAGAACCAAAAGACTAGAAAGACTAGGACTGTCAAGTTTGATCCAGTAAAGGCAGTGAAGAAGGTCAACTACATGAAGTCATGTGATGAACTTGGTGTAAAGAGTATAGATCCTGCTAAGATCATTGGTGCTAAGAAACTGGTTGTATTCAATACTAAGTATCGATACCTACAAGTTTTTGAGTCATCAAGTCATGACGGTTTGATGGTCAAGGGAACCACGATCCACAACTTTGACAAGGATCTTTCTTTGATGAAGACTCTCCGTCAACCGAAGAATGTCTTATCCAAGATCAAGGGCATTCGATCTTTCAACAACACTTGGTCTAATATCAAAACAAAGGAACGCAAGGTATCCAGTGGACGAATCGGTCAACACACGATCCTTGTGCAAGCATATCATGATTCTAATTGACTTCAGTCAAGTGATTCTCTCCAGTCTCTTTTCCCAAATTTCAAAGGGTAACGAGATCAACGAGGATCTGGTACGACACATTTTTCTAAACTCAATTCGCAACTACCGAAACCAGTTCAAGTCCAAGTATGGTGAAGTTTGTCTTTGCTATGATGGAGGCAATTACTGGCGAAAGGACATGTTCGAAAACTACAAGATGAATCGCAAGAAGTTGCGAGAGAGAACGGACAAGTACGACTTCGACTGGGATGAGGTCTTTGACGTTATGGGCAAGATCCGAGATGAGATTCGCATGGTTCTTCCGTACAAGCATGTTTGCCTTCGTGGTGTTGAAGCGGATGATGTGATTGCTCGATTGTGTCATCGGTATCATGACGAGGAAAACATCGTCATCATTTCGTCGGATAAAGACTTCCAACAGTTGCAGAAGTACAACTCGGTGGATCAGTACAGTCCAATGACAAAATCATTCATTGTCTGTGAAGATCCAGATCAGTTCTTGCTTGAGCATGTGATTCGTGGAGACTCCGGTGATGGAGTTCCCAACTGCATGTCTGATGATGATTGTCTAATCAATCCAGATAAGAGGCAGAAGCCAATTACGAAGAAGAGACTTGCACAACTCATCGAGAATGAGGAGTATCTCAAGCAACCTTTTTACGAAAGAAACAAGCAAATGATTGACTTGAGTGAAATCCCAAGTATAATCAATGAGCGTATTGATGAAGAGTACGATAAACCTATCAAACGTGAGATGGGTGTAATGGATTACTTTGTCTCGAAAAGACTCGATAACCTCTTGGAAAACATTCAGGAATTTGTCTGATGAAAAAGAATAAAGGCAAAAAGAAGACTGTTGGTCCTGACGAATTTGATCAGTATCAGGCATACAAGAACGAACAGAGTGAACGTCGGCGCCGTGCCAGACATGATAAGAAGAGACAAGTTGATGATCTCAAGCGTGATCCCGAAGAATTCTTCGATGACGAGTGGGAAAACTTTGAAAAGTTCAGGAGATAATGATGACAACTACTACAACAACCCTATCCAAGAATACACTGGACTTGCTGAAGAATTTTGCTTCTATCAACGCATGTCTTCATGTGGTTCCAAACACACCGATGGTCACTGTTTCACCCATGAAGAACATCATGGTTCAAGCGAACATCCCAGAGACTTTCGACGTTGAGTTCGCTATCTGGGATTTGACTAAGTTCCTTGGTATTGTGTCTTGTATCGAAAACCCTTCGTTTGACTTCGAAGAGAAGTTCGTGACGATCAGTGGTTCACGCGGGCAGACTGTGAAGTATCACTATGCAGATACTAAGTTGGTCAAGGATTGCCGACCAACCAAGGAGTTCAACATGCCTGATGTCAAGGTGAACTTCACACTCCTTCAAGATGCACTAACGGAAGTCCTTCGTGCGTCCAGTGTTCTCGGACTACCAGATCTTTGTATTCAACCAGAGGGTGACAAGATTCAACTCACTGCTTTGAGTAAGGAAGATCCAACCAGCAACACATATTCGGTTGATCTGGAGTGTCCTGCCTATGATGGTCCTGAATTCAAGTTCTATCTCAAGTCAGAGAATCTAAAATTGCTTCCGGGTGATTACAATGTCGGTGTTGCTGCTGGAGTCGTTGCTGAGTTCAGTCACGATACACGGGATCTCACTTACTACATCGCTTTGGATTCGGATTCATCATATGACGGTTGAAACAGACAAGCAATATCTATGGGTTGAGAAGTATCGACCTCAGACAATTGAAGAGTGCATTCTCCCCGAACCGATCAAGAAGTCGTTTCGGGACATGCTTGCTCACGAGGAATCTCAGAACCTATTGCTGTCTGGCGGAGCGGGTGTTGGTAAGACCACCATCGCCCGGGCCCTTTGTTCTGAGTTGAATGCAGACTACTTGCTTCTCAACTGTTCAGAGGAGGGTGGTATCGATACTCTTCGAGTGAAGATTCGAAACTTTGCAAGCACTGTTTCTCTATCTGGAGGTAAGAAGATTGTCATCCTCGACGAGTTTGATTATGCAAATGCTAACTCAATGCAACCTGCTCTTCGTGGGTTCATCGAGGAATTTTCTGATAATTGCCGCTTTATACTGACATGCAACTTCAAGAATCGAATCATTGAACCGATTCACTCTCGTTGTACCTGTATCGACTTCCGATTCAACGAAACCGATAAGAAGAGAATGTGTGTCGGTTTCATGGACAGGACGAAGCAGATTCTTGAGAACGAGGGTGTCTCTTATGATGAACGTGTTCTTGCTAAGTTGATTCTGAAGCATTCCCCGGACTGGAGACGAACACTCAATGAGTTGCAGAGATACTCTGTCGGTGGTGAAATTGATGTCGGTATTCTCAATGAGATTGGTGATCTGAAAATCAGCGACTTGGTTACACACCTCAAAACGAAAGAGTACATCAAGGTTCGCGAGTGGGTTGTCAACAATCTCAGCAACGATACCACACAGATTCTACGAAAGATCTACGACTCGTTGTATGAGAGAATGCAACCCCAGTCTGTTCCTGCCGCAGTTTTGATTATCGCAGAGTATCAATACAAGTCTGCATTCGTTGCAGATCAAGAAATCAATCTGCTTGCATGTCTTACTGAAATTATGATGGAGTGTCAGTTCAAGTGAAACTAGGTGATATCCTCAACGCAGCAAATTACACGAAGCAAGGACTCTTCGATGACGATCCTTGGCTTGAGAAGAAGTATCCGGGTTACATCGTAAACAAGTCGATGTCACAGCACTTGGATACTTTGATGCAGGCAAATCACATGAATCGTCACTGGGGACTGCCCAATAAAATGCAGTTTGATTATTACCGATTCTCCACTCGCAAGAGAAAGCGTTTTGGCAAGTGGATGAAAGCGAGTAAGGTCAAGGATTTGGATGTTGTGAAATCATACTTTGGTTTTTCTAATGAGAAGGCCAAGGAGGCGTTGAGGATTCTGACCAAGGAGCAGTTGGATGAAATCAAGGAGACAATGCGAGGCATTGAGAATCCTACATAATATTGACTCAACGTCTGGGTCTATAGAAGGATTTTGTCATGCCATTAGAAAGTAAGATCTCTGTTGATGATCTAGTGGAAGTGAAACTGGCGCAACCCGATGATTTCTTGAAGGTGAAGGAAACACTCACCCGAATCGGAATTTCATCGAGGAGAGAAAATAAACTCTACCAGTCGTGCCACATTCTCCATAAACGGGGCAAGTACTACATCGTACATTTCAAGGAACTCTTTTCCCTTGATGGATTGCCGACCGACATCGACGAAAAAGACATCGCAAGAAGAAACACAATCACTTCTCTCCTAGAGGAGTGGGGACTCGTTGAGATAGTTGACGCAGGTAAAACCGAATCGCTGAAACTACCTCTAAACCAACTAAAGATTTTGTCATTCCGTGAAAAACCCGACTGGGAACTTTGTCCTAAGTACCACATCGGGAAAAAGTAAGAAGAGGATTTATTATGAAAATTGACCTTCGTGAAATTCCGGTTATGTGGATCAGTCTAGACTCCGCTACCGAAAACCACAAAGCGATGGAGGAGATGTTCAAGGAGCATGGCTTCAAGAACACCACTCGCTTTTCCGCACTAAAGATCCCACCCCACAAGGAAGCAGATCCTACGATTAGACACTATCGTGGTTGTGCTGAGTCTCATATTCACTGTATGCGTGAACTCGTAAAGAAGGGTGTTCCTTTCCTCATCCTTGAAGATGATGCAAAGATCACTGAAGACTTCGTGCCAGAAATTGAAGTGGAACCCGGAGTAGATGCAGTCTACTTGGGCATTTCACACGGCAATAAGAACTACGAGGCAAGATATCTGAACAATGGATTTTCTAAGATCGAGGGTGTCTTCGC